CAATAGTTCCATCAACGTCAAAAATTATAGTTTGTTTTTTCATTATATACATAGTATAACAAAAAGCTGGTGTCGTTGTCAAGGCATTTGAAAGCGATAAATACCTGTATGATAAAGATGATTAAATACTCAGACGGACTCGAAGGGTTCTACAGATTTACAGATGCACAGGGTGAAGACCATACAATGTTCCTTCCAACAGAAAAGAGAGCCCAAAAGGTTATCGATTGTAAGGGAGAAGACTGGTTTGATGGGAAGACTATCCTAGAACTAGGAACTGCACATGGATTGGTTAGTAAACACTTTGAGAAACTAGGTGCAACAGTTACTTATGCAGATGCAAGACAAGAACTATTAGATGTAATTGATACAGACTCAGAGAAGTTATGTATCAACCATAACGATGAGTGGAGTTATGACAGAAAGTGGGATTTAATTATTCACTTTGGTACACTCTATCATGTTGAAAGTCCTTACGATGATTTAAGAAGGGCATTCAATCATGCAGACGAAATGTTTTTAGAGACTGCAGTACACCCAAGTAAGACAGAGGTACATCTCTCACAAGTGTTCCATGCAGACAACAATACCCTTAGATGTGGGGATGTTATAAAACAAAAAAGAGTCTTCAATGGATATGAACACTGGGAAGCTGCATTCAATGACTACCATGTGGAAGAATACCTAGAACAATTAGGTAAGACTTATACAAGACACGATGACGAAGATATGAATACTGATTTTGGTGTTGTTATAGAACATGAGTGTTACAGAAGAGACGTTTATAACTGGACACAAGAAGAAGTTGTACCAAAAGACCCAAAGACTCCAGTTAAATATGCATCTATACCACCAAACTATGTACACTTTCGTAGGTTCTGGCATATCGAAACACCTAAATAAAGGTATACGGAGAAATTATGAAAGAATTTGAAAAACAAGTGAAGGTTCTAGAGGGCCCATGGGTAGATGTTACATTCCCAAATGGTGAAGAGACAACCAATGTCATCTCTAGAAAAACGATTACAACTTATATCCAAGATGGATATCTTTGTGAATCAACAACGACACGAGATTACAGAGACGGAGACTACCAAGACTCTGTACGTAACAAACGGATAACAAAAATAAATGGTTGATATCAATAAATCCATTCTCAATAAGAATAATTTTAGACTTCTTATTGACAAGGTACCTACTACTGAATACTACATTAAGAAGTGTAATATTCCAGGCCTGCAGTTTTCTGAAATTGCACAGGGTGCTGGAGTCGGATTGGATGCATATTTTCCAGGCGACAAGGTTACGTTCGAAAATTTATCAGTTGACTTTTTAGTCGATGAAGATATTCAAAACTTTAAAGAAATCTACGATTGGATGAATGCAATTGTACCAATCAAAGACCCTAAAGATTATGCAGATTATGTCGGTAGTAAACAAACTGCTACTGGACAGATGGCATCTCTCGGTGCAACAGACAATGAGATGTCGGACATCACTTTGATTACAACAACTAACAAAAACATACCTAATAAGTTCTTTAGATTCCACGACTGTTTTCCAATCAGTTTGAGTGGTCTAGAGTTTGAATCGGGTGCAGACGGAGAGGCAGTGGTTGCCACCGTAGAGTTTAAATTTACTTACTACGACATAGAAACCACTAGTTAAAAGACCCTTTTTGTGGTATAATATATATTATGAACTTAGATGAATTGAAAGCCCAATGGGTTAATGACTGTGAAATAGATGATATCGAATTGGATACTGCTTCGTTAGAAGTACCTAAACTCCATGCAAAATATCAAGACTTACTAACAAGTAAGATTCTCGTCCTTAAAAACTACCAAACAAAATACAACACTCTACTTAAAGATAAGTGGTTGTGGTTCAACGGAAAAATGGATGACGATACAATCCGAGAACTTGGTTGGGAACCCGACCCATTCAATGGTTTAAAAATCATGAAGAATGACATGCAGATATTTTTTAATGCAGATAAAGATTTACAAGAACTCAATGCAAAGATTGAGTACCTTAAAGTGACTGTAGACTTCCTTAAGGAATGTATGCAGAATATAACATGGAGACACCAAACGATTAAGAACACAATCGATTGGAGAAAGTTTATGGCTGGACAATAATGAATCTGAATACCCATATTTTTACATACCCCGAACTACTATCCTCAGCTGAAGTTGAATTAATCAACGGAAAGGCAATGGAGTTTCCGTTAGAGGCAGGTGCAGTTGGCCAAGGTGGTAGACTAGACTTAGACCCCGACGATGAATCCCGAGGTGCAGAAAGAGCTGGTGGTGGAGAAGGTGGTGAAGTTGTAAACAATATCAGAGCATCCGACATAAGATGGATGACTGGTGATGCAAAAGTTCTCATGGGTGAGGTTTGGGAGAAGGTAGAAAATGCAGTCCACATGGGAATGAAACAGAGTGGTTGGAACTTCGACTTAGACAGATTAGAACCATTACAACATACAACATATAATGCACAACAAGGAAGTCGTGGTGGTTTCTATACATGGCACACAGATGCCAGTGACAAACCATATGCAAACAGTGGTATGTTTAGAAAGATTAGTTTCTCCATACAGTTAACAGACCCTTTAGAATACGAGGGTGGTAACTTCCAATGGATGGAAGACATCCGTGCAAAAGATACGTTAACCTCAACAGATTATACAAGAGACATGAGAGATTACATGAGGCAGATTCCTAATTCTGCAAAGCAAAAAGGTTCATTAATAATGTTCCCCTCATTTGTACATCACCAAGTTACTCCAGTTACCCAAGGAACTAGAACTAGTCTAGTCGGCTGGTACATAGGACAACCATACAGATAAATGAAAGTCACCGTCTCTAAAGTGGATGAATGTTTCATGAAGGTAGATTGTGATGATGGTTTGGCTAAAGACCTTCACGATTATTTTTCCTTCACCGTACCTAACGCAAAATTCATGCCAAGTTATAAAAACAAATGGTGGGATGGTAAGGTATATCTTTTCTCAATCAAAACACACAAGGTCTACATAGGATTACTTCCATACGTGGATGAGTTCTGTAGAGAACGTGGGTATGAGTTTGAAGGTATCCAAGATGTCATCGGTTACAAACACAAACTAAAAGACTGGCACATTGAGGATTTGAATCTACCATTCAAACCTAGAGATTATCAGATAGAAGCATTCGAGTCTGCAGTTAAGTATGGAAGACAGTTACTATTGTCACCTACTGCAAGTGGTAAGTCTCTTATCATTTATATGCTAGCAAGATACTACGATTGTAAAACCGTTGTTATCGTTCCTACTACCTCACTGGTAGAACAGATGACTAAAGATTTCCAAGACTATGGATACAAAGAACCTATCTGTAAAATCTATTCTAAACAACCAGTGTTTGATGCACCCATCACAGTTACTACATGGCAATCGTTTGCTAAAGCACCGAAGGAAGTTTTAGAATCTTTTGAGATGGTTGTCGGAGATGAAGCACATCTATTCAAAGCAAATGTACTGAAAGGTATCCTAGAGAAGATGAAGAAGACTTCTATAAGAATTGGTTGCACTGGTACACTAGACGGAACAGAGGTACACAGACTACAACTAGAAGGTCTCTTCGGCCCAGTTAAAAAGGTTATCACAACAAAAGAATTAATGGACGAGGGTACTATTGCAAATCTTTCTATAGATTGTGTCATACTACGTCATACTAAACAGAAGAAAATGTCCTACCAAGATGAGATGGATTACCTAGTTTCAAGTGAACTTCGTAACGACTTCTTATGTAATCTTGTATACAGTTTAAAAGGTAACACCCTAGTCTTATTCCAGTTTGTAGAGAAGCACGGTGCAGTTCTACAGAAAAAGATGTTCCCTCGTTTGGGAGATAAGTTGCACTATGTATATGGTGGTACGGATGTAATAGACAGGGAAGCAGTCAGAGGGTTAGTAGAGAAAGCAAATGACAATGTCATACTAGCATCATACGGAACCTTCTCAACTGGTGTGAACATTAAGAAGATAGACAACATTGTTTTCGCATCCCCATCAAAGAGTCGAATTAGAAACCTTCAATCGATAGGTAGAGGACTTCGTAAGGCCGACGGTAAAGATTCCATGAGGTTGTTTGATATATCAGACGACTTACAATGTGAGAATCATACGCTGAACCACCTTAGAGAACGTATAAATATATACAACGAAGAGAACTTTACATACGAGATAAGGCAGTTTGACTTAAAATGACAAGACCCTCAGATTTAACACCACAAAAGTACGAAGTTATTAAACTAAAGACTGGTAGTGAACTTGTAGGCATGGTTAGAGATACCCATGTTGGATTGGAAATAACCTTACCTATGATATGCCAACTCACAGTTCAAAACTTAACTCAGACTCTTGCTACGTTTTATCCGTATGCACCTTTGAGTGAAGACTCTATTGTTTTAATACCAGCAACAGAAGTATTACATAGGAGTGATATGAACCAACAGTTCATACCTTTCTATGATGAAGCTTCTAGTCGTTGGTTAGAAATGGTAGAACAGGGAACCATCCCTCTTACTAATAAGAAAATTGGTATTGAAGACGTACAAAGAAAATACATGAATAAAGTAATGGAATCTTTGATTGAAAATGATGATGACCTCTTAGAGGATTTTGATTATGATATCGACGACGACAGAATTATTCATTAGGATTTTAATTTGTATACATAGTACCGTATAATTTTGGTTTATATCATATTATACATGACTTTTATAATAACCTATAGGAAAACCATGTCCACAGCAACTTACATTGCGAAGAGCATGGTACGAAAAGCTAGAGAAGTTTCAATCTTTGAATGTAAAGTTTGTGACACTATCGAATTTCTAGTGCTGTTGACTCTTCCTTTCGCATTACCAGTATTGATTATCGTCGCTACAGTAGCATAATGATAAGAAATAAACTAAATGTTTTACGAGATACGGTAGAGACTTTATGTCTCTGCCTAATCTTTATCATCTCAATTTTGGGGATTATGCCAAGTGTCTGATATCCAATTTCTATTGACAGCATTGTCAATGCAAGCTTTAATCATTGCAGTAATCTATTCAATCAGAGTCCGTAAATGAAATACACTTTAATGATTGTATTCTTTATGGGATGGATGTTAATGGATAGAGAGCCTGGAGCTCTTCGAGCAGTCAGAGAGTTGGAACAATTCAAAATGGTATGTAAAGCTCTATGAAAGATGCATGGGGAAAACCTAAACAATCCGTATTCGATTTGACTGATTTAAAACAGGGTGATTTAACTTACCTAAATAATACTGTGAAAGACGCGACAGACAAAGAAGCAAATGATTGGTTAGAAGAAGACTTCTTCATGTCAATGAAATTCGACCCCTTGGTAATGTTCGTCGTAATTCCTACCTTAATACAAATAACAGTAATGGGAATGATGTTTATGATGTTTGCAGTCATCAATCTAGGAACTAATCTACCTACTAGCTAAGTATATCCCCCTTGGGACATATTCATTTTATCACACTTTTCTCATATGTCTATAGGCTTTTAAAACTAAATGGCTTTTATTATAACAGAACCATGCATTGGATGTAAATACACAGATTGTGTAGAGATATGTCCAGTAGATTGTTTCTATGAAGCAGATGACATGTTAGTTATCCATCCCGACGAATGTATTGATTGTGGTCTATGTGTTGCAGAGTGTCCAGTAGATGCTATATTCTCAGAAGATGAAGTCCCCAAGAATCAAATTCATTACATAGAAATCAATGCAAGACTATCCGAAGTATCCCCCAACATTACTCAAATGAATTAATTGAGAAAGCCACTTACAATACCAGTTAAAACAGGTATAATGTATACATGACTACTAAAAAAGACCCAAAGAAAGCAGAACATTACGTCAATAACAAAGAGTTTACAGCTGCTGTTGCAGAGTATAATAATTTGGTAAAGGCAGAACTTCTCGAAGGAAACATCAAACCACGTATGACTGAATACATTGGTGAGTGCATCTATAAGATTGCAACCCGATTATCCACTCGACCAAATTTCATCAACTATACTTACCGTGACGAAATGATTTGTGATGCAATCGAAAATTGTATTCAATACATCGGTAACTTCAACGTTGAAAAATCAAGTAATGCATTT